CATATTTAGAAAATTATTGATAATGCAATAAAAAAAGAGCCCGACGCATCAAGCTCTTTCAAGGTGTTGTCCGAAGACGCCCACCGCAATTCATACATATAATATACCATATGGTCAAAATTTATGCAAGTTCTATCAGAAATTATTAATAAAACCAAAAATGAAATTTTAAATTCCACTGCCATATAGGGCGGTGGAATTCAGTCCTGCACAGTAGATATTTACTCTTTCATACATCAGTGTTATTGTAATAATTCCTTCTGACAGCAGTAGAAGGAGAACTATTATGAGTAAATATATCCCTGGAAACCAAAAACATCTGACACTTAATGACCGTATCTACATCGAAAACGAATTATCCAAAGGTACGACTTTTAAAGACATTGCGGCATTCCTTTGTAAAGATCCTACGACCATCTCAAAAGAGGTTAAATCGCGACGTCTTTCTGACTGGTACCACAAAGGAACTTTTTATAATGCAAAAAACTTTTGTGTACACCGCTATCACTGCAAAAAAACAAATGCCTGTGGAAAAATCATTCTCTGCGGTATCAAATGTACATCCTGTCCAACCTGCAACCAGACCTGTAAGGATTTCGAAAAGGAACGATGTAGCAGAATTGATAAGGCACCTTATGTATGTAATGGCTGTCCAATGAAAATCAATCATTGTACCATTGCCCATAAATACCGCTATGATGCCCGTTTTGCCGATCGTAAGTACCGCGAATTATTAAGCAGTTCCCGTGCTGGAATAAATATGACAAGCCATCAGCTGCACCAAAAAGATCAGATCATTACTCCGTTGATTGCTCAGGGACAGTCACCCTATCAGATCCTGATTAATCATCCGGAACTGGATATGTCTGTCCGCTCCATGTACACATATATCGATAAAGGTCTGTTTACAGCCAGAAATATGGATTTGAAAAGGCAGACAAAATTCAAACCAAGAAAGTGTCACAAAACACAGATCAAAGACCGCGAAGTATTTACCAGCAGAACTCATGCAGACTTCTGTTCTCTGGAATTAAATTCTTATGTACAAATGGATACCGTAAAGTCATCAAGGGACTCCCAGAAAACGCTGTTAACCATGATCTTTACAGAGGAAAAGCTGTTTCTTGCATTTCTTCTTAACCGGTGCACAAAAGGTGCTGTCCGCGCTGTATTTGACCGTTTGGAAAAACGTATGGGAACGTATGAATTTACATCTGTTTTTAAAAATGTCTTAACTGATCGTGGCTCCGAATTTGGTGACCCAGAAAAATTGGAAACCGGTATTAACGGCATCCAAAGAAGCAGCATTTATTATTGTGATCCCATGCGGAGCGGACAGAAGGGAACCATCGAGCAGGCGCATACCATGCTCCGCACGATATTGCCCAAAGGAACATCCTTTGAATTTCTGACTCAGTGGGATGTCAATCTTATTGTGAATCATATAAACTCTACTCCAAGAGAAAGCCTTGAGGGTCATACACCGTATGATGCTGCCCTGAAAACACTTGGAGAAGATGTTCTTAAAGCATTTCAGCTCAAGCCGATTTCACCCGATGAAGTCAATTTAACGCCTAAGCTGATACGCTTTAAGAAGTAACTAATCAACTGATCGAAATCTGCTGTCAGACTGGAAGTAAACATTTCACATTTTTATAATGTGGCTGGTGGAATTTAGTCTAGCACACCGAATTCCAGTAGCCTGTTTTTCATGCCATAAAATCAACAAAATTTCGATAAGTTGCCTTAATTATAGCAGAAAGCAGGAGATTTTGTTAAAAAATCTCCTGCAAAATCAACAAAATTTAAAAGCCCGTGGAATTTACTCTTGCACTGGAATTTACTTTTTCAAGTCAGCAAAATATAAATTTTGTTTACTTTTACCTAAAGCTATGATAAAATTTTGGCATAAAATACCAATAGAAAGCGAGGAGGGAGATATTATGATATGTCCTAAATGTAACAAAGAAATACCTGATAACTCAACATTTTGTAATCACTGCGGAGAAAAAATTACTCCACAAAAACCTGAACTTGAACAACCATCTCTTGTCGATAACACTTCTGTTTCATCCGAAGCAAACACACCCGAATCAACAAACAAGCGAACACTTTCAACCAAGAAGAAACCAATTTTTATCGAATTATCGATTATTCTTGTTTTGATTACAGCTTTCGCTGTTTTCTTCGGATATCGGCATTACAAACACAAAACTTTTGATTTTACCGCCATTGACATCGTACGCTATTTGGATAAATCTGTAATTTTCATGAATGATATAACCGATAAAGGAACTGTTTCAGAACCTTCCTGCGGAAATACTACAGTAGCCACATGGGTCGACCGCACCGGACAAGACGTTCCAAACAAATGTATTACTTTTAATTCAGACCGCAATGCAAAGAAGTATTGTGAAACTTCAAAGCCATCTTCTCATCGGTTACGATATGGTAACATCGTGCTTGAGTTGTCTCAAGAAACAGAAGACGATAATTTTGCATCATATAAAAACGAAATGTCTGACTTAGAAGAAATTAAGGATGACAAAGAAACAAAAGAGGCTATGAAACCAGACAGACCAAGTTCTTTCGCCGACCTCGATACTTTTATAACGAATTTAAAAAATCTGTTTTCCGCTTTAGACGAATACTGTACTTTCGAGGAAAGTACCGTCGACAACATTCCTAACGATGGTATTTATTTGAATTCGTACACCATCAATTCAACAAGATATAAAGAACAAGCAGAGTTATTAGTTGACTATGACGCAAACAATAAAATAACAAATATTATAGTAACAGGAGGTCCCGGTGCTCTTTATAGCAAAAAAAGGGCAGCAACAGATGTTACTAATTCAATATATTTAGTAACCGTAAATTTTACATTAGCTTCTCTTGATACTACCATTGACTATGAATCAATTGATTCCCATTTAATCGACGATAACTACGAAACCACTGTTAATAATTATTTTATTAGCTCATTTTATGAAAACAAGTGGTATCATATAACTATTAAGAAAGCATCTAAATAACAACATTTAGCGAGGTGATTGCATGACAAGTTATTTCAGTAAACGTCAAAGAAAATACATTGGGTTTCATTCCTATTTTTATTGTGGTATTGGGTTTATACTCGGGACTTTAATTCATTCGCTGTTTACATGGCGTTTTGGTGTAACACATTTCATTTTCTTTTTTATTGCGATGCTTGAGATTGTATATGCTTTGATTCAAATGCATCGGTACCGGTCATATGCCCCACTGAAAGTCAGGAAAACGACCGGCAAGAAAAAGATACGCGGTTCTGATTTATTTACTATTGTTCTTTGTATAGCGATTGCAATTCTTGCGATTTACAAATTTGGATTCTACTAAAAAAGAGGGGAAGCCCCTCTTTTTTTAGTACGTCAATTTTTGCTCCTTGTTCAGCAGCATATAACTTATTTTAAGCGCCGACAGTCTGATTTTGTTTCCTGTCGTACTTCCCTCATGTGTAATTAATCCGAAGTACGTTCTGTTGTCGGAATTGTCTACTCCCGGGCCTATATAGTTAACCTGACCGTCTCCATTTCCGTATATATGTACCACCGTGGCAAATCTCGGAATTTGATATAATTCACCACTTGGCATCAGAGGTTTGATTTCATAAGCTTTTCCCTTTTCCATCCATATATCAATGTTTTGCGCCGTTACATCAACAAGTTTATTTCCATTCAACTCCAATACTCTAACTGTCACCTTACTGTCCGGTACTTGGTAGAATTTTGGCGTATCGCCTTCTGCTTCCTGTGACGCAAACACTGCCCCTTTGCTTTCATATTCTGTTGCCGAATTCTGCAAATTTGTTATTGTTGCAAATTTGCGGTAATCATGGATGTTTTCCGTCTTAATTTTTGTAGCTGCTGCCGGAATTGATAACCATGCCAGTGGTATCTCCTTAATTGTTGATGTGTCCACCGGTTTTGGCAGACTTCCAATATCGTCACCCTTGACTACCTCAAAAGATACTTTACGGTTCACAAAGTCCGCACGTGCCACAATCAGGTCAAGACGTACACTGCTTTCGTTTGCCGGTGGAATGGTAAGTGCTAACTGCTCCGTGTTCCATATCCACTTTCTTCCAACGATAGCTTTGCCGGTGCCGATAAGTACCTGCATTTTGTCGCACGCCGTCACCTCTAGCTGTGCGCCCAGCCCGCGGATTACTCCGTCTGATACAAGACCGTCGTACATACACGCTAAATCTTCCGCACTGTATACACGGTCGCCTTCCATTGAATTGAAAAAACCATATTTAACCATCTTGTTGCCTCCTTATATTTTTTCACAACTGAGTACGAAATTGTTTCCGTTCTCGTCGTTGTTTTCTGTGATTTGCGACACCCGAACGGCCACTTTATCACCGTACGGGTCTATGACTGTCACGATGTCTCCCAAGGTGAAATCGATTCCGTATCGAAAGATTCCGTCCGTGTCAACCTCCACTGTTACCGTTTCCGCGGTTTTCTTTTCTGCAAGCGCTGTCGTTCCCTCGCCCTGAAGTGTTTTCTGATACTCTTCGTCCGTGATGGTTCCTTCGTTTGTACTTGAAGAACTTTTATCCAAATACATTTCACACCTGTTAAGTGTTGCGCCGGCGCAAATGGCTGTTGTTTTTTGAGCCGTTCCCTCGCCTTCGCCCACCACAAGCACCGTGTTCCGGAAGTCTGTATTGTCCGCCGTGTATTCCATTTGCGATAGATTGTCAAATTCCCGGCTGAATATTACCTCTGTTTTTTTGCCGTGGTATAAATCCATATACAGCACGCGCCCGTAACGGCGTACACGAAAGCCCATCTTTGCCAAGTCCATCATTTCTTTTACGGTGTCATATATGCATTCTCCTCGAAGCTGTCTCTGCGTGGTTTGTCCTGCTGCCTCGATGGTGCCGATATTTAGCAATGGGATATTTCGGTTTGTGTCCGTGGCATTTGTCACGTTCTGCTCAATCAACAACCTCACTGCCACTCCAATATCCGTATCGATATTCGTTTGTTCCCAGACAATTCGACGATTTAGCAACGCCTCCGCACTTCGCCCGGTTACCACGATATAATCCCCCGACTCCGGATTTGTCTTCGTTTGAATTTTCTCGATCATCATCACGCTTTCCGATTCTTCTCTCAACGCAAATACTCCGGAGCGGAACAGATTCAATAATTCAAGTGTTGCCGGTACTGTGATTTCAAATTCGCCTAAATCATTATACTTTTGCGTCCATATGACACTGCCGTGGTCTATCATTCCAATTTCCGTCAGTGTTTCATCCGTAATATAAACAATCATGGTTATACCCCCTCATACAGTACCCGATACGTTACATCCATGATGTAGCCGGTCGGTGTGTCCACCTCAACGCGGTAATGATTGGCTCCCGGTTCTACCTGCGCCCATGTCATGCCGGAGATGCGTTTCGATAAAAGATTCGTCACCGTTCCGCCTCGCTCCAGCCATATTCCTTTTTCCTTTGTTGTCGTCCGAATGTATACGTTATCAAACGGTTGTAAGTGTTCTTTGATTCCCATGCTTCCGGCGTCTGTTTTTATAATAAGGTGCTCCGTCGGTTTTGTAATCGATACGTGGAAAAGTGCTCCGGATGATACCGTTCCCGGATTATTCAGTACGTAGCCCCCCGTCATAATTTCAGACATTTCCATATTTTCGACCGAGTATGGAAATTCCAGCAGCGGTATCACAGGAACGCATGAAAACGCTCCTGTTTCCTGCGTGTCAACAAAAAATGGGTCCGGACAAAGAATTGAAATTTGATACGACTGCTTTTTCGTAAACAAATCCGATTCCATGCTTTCCACATAGCCGTCAATGTATACATTTCTGGTATCATTTTCGTAAAACAAGCGGATTTTCTTTTTTTCCGGAAAATATCGATACAACATGTTACGATTCTGCTCGATTGGGTACTCCGGAATAATCGTAATTGTTATATTCCTCTTGTTGATGCGGGCTGAATTAAACGTTTCCCCATCCATACCGGCTACTGCTGCCGTGTTGATAGTACATCCCGCCGGTGTCAGCCCGGTAATTTGCGTTACGTTATAGTTTGGGTTTTCGGTAAGTTCCAAAATCTCTCCTTTATCATTTTGTACACTAAACTCAAACATTGCTTACACCTCCCAACAAGTTTCTTGATTGTCTGTAAATATCCCACCGGCTTAACGCTTTCGGGCTGTTGTTCGTCTGGTAGAAGTTGTATGTATTCGCCGTGGCTGCTGCCGCTTTCTCGATACTCCTTGCTCCTCTTGCGGCCACATCCAAGTTTGCCGTAGTGGCGGCGTTCTTCATCGGATTTACCACGTTTTCTCGTACCCTCTGCATCATCTGCTGGAGTGCCGGGAGTTTTCTTTCAATACCTTTTGTTAATCCCGGTATAATAAATACACCTGCTTCTCTGTCCATTACTTTGGATGGTGAGTGGATTCCCAGTTCTTTTTTGATACTGCTCACCAATGTCTTTTTTAACTGCTTCGCCGACTTATTCAGTTCCGCACTCTTTGAATTGAACCCTTTTACAAATCCTTTCATTGCATTTTCTCCGATGTTTTCAAGTTGCTTCTCCAGTCCTGCCATCACGGTTTTAACTTGTTTTGTATAGTTGTCCTTGATTTGTTTTACTCGCTCCGCATAGTAAGTGTTTGCCACCTTTTTGGATGCATTGATTTTATCCGTATATGCTTTGTTATATGCCGCGAGTTCTTGTCCGTTTAATGACAGCAACTTCGTTGTCAAATCAAGTCCGTCCGATGTATCAAGGGCGGCAATTTCCGTCATTAATTCAGAAGAAAGTGTTTTTTTCAGCGTCTCCATGTTCTTACCGTACTGAATTATCTTCGCCGTTTCTGATTTGAAATCAGCAAGCGTAATCTTTCCGTCATCATCCTTTGTGAATAAATCGCCACTTGATAACCTTCCTTCTAAATCGTCCTGCAGGTCCTTTATAGCGTCATACTTTTCTTGTACAGATGAGGTCATGGATTCTATCTTTTTCTGTACCTTTTCCGTTGCTTTTTCTGCTGCCTTTGAGAAAGCCGTTGAGAAAGATTCCGCCAGATTCTCACCCAGTTTCTTGAAACTCTCCTTTGACTTTTTGTTTTTCGTCTCCTTTTGTGCTTTTTTTACTGCCTTATCGACAAGTTTCTTTACCGCCGATTCTGCTCTTTTCTCCTGCTTTGTGATTCCGTTCGCGTACGCTTCTGATACCTTTGTTCCAATGTCGGAATACTTCCCGGTTTTGTTTGCCGCTTTTAACTGTGACAAAGACTTCTTTGCTAATGCACTTACTGATTTGCCGACCTTTTCGTATGTCTTTTCGATTCCTGACGCAAGACCTGACGTAAAGAACCGTCCTATCTTTTCCGTTTCTTTCGACGGAGAATGGATATCAAGCCGCTTTTTTAACGCATCCAGCGCATCACCCGCTATCTTTGTGACCGTCGTTATCAAGCCGCTGCTCTGCTCGCCTTTCTCCATGCCGTCTTTTAACCCTTGTACAAAGTTTTCTCCTGCCTCTTTGGTTTTGGTCTCTTTTAATTTCTTTGTAACAAGTTTTCCGATTTCACTCGCTTTCTTTCCAGCTTTGTTTTTGCCAAGTTCGAGACCTTCTTTGTATTCATACGTTGCTTTTTGTCCGGACTTTTTAGCTTTGTTTTCTGACTTTTTTAATTCTTTCTCTGCTTTCGTAACCATTTGTTTCGCCCCGTCAACCATTTCTTGTGTGACTCCCGGCGTTCCGTTCTTGACAGCGTCTTTCAAGTTGGTATAATTCTTTTTCATGTCCTCAACTTGTCGCTTGAGAATGCGTTCGTTCCCTTGTTGTGCCGTCACAAAGTTGTTTGTCATGTTTCGAACAGCTTTATTTATCTTCTTTGTATCTCCTGAGATAATCGCAGTGGAAAGTCCTTCATAATTTTGAATTGTCGCATTATAACCCACCCATGTATCCTCTGCGTTTTCCACCGTTTTGTTTTGTTCATATTGCTTATCCATCAATGACTGTACTTTTTCGCTCGCCTTGTACAATTCTTGCTTATACGTTTCAACCGTTCCGCCGGCTTTTACATACTCATCTATAGACATGTCATTGATTTTGTTATATTCTTTTTGGGCATTGGTCAAGTCGTCTGTCGTCTTTTTGTATTTTTTTTGGGCGGCGGTCAATTCCTCGAATTTTTTTTTCTTTTCTTTTTGTGCATTATCATAATCTGATTTGTTTGCTTCCAGGATTGCTTCAGCTTCCTTACTGACAAGTAGTTTGTCGAGTGCTTTCTTTTCCGACTTATAGTTTTCTACTACGCCTTTCGTCATTTTTATTTCAGAACCAAGTGCATCATTAAGAGTATTTACGATAAATTTTGCTCTATCTTCCTGCCCTTTTTTGACTTTCCCGTTTTTGTCAACAATATCATCAAGTTCCGTCTTTAACTGATCGTAGTAACTAAATTGACTTTGAACGTTTTCCATAGATTCTTCGGTAGCTTTTTTCATATCGCGATAAGATTTTGCCGATTCATCTACTGCTTTGCTTACTTTGTCCGTTTCGTCAGTCGCTGCTTTGGTTGCTGCCGCATATAACGCCAATCCCCCCACCACGGCTCCAATTCCAGCCACAAGCAGTCCCATCGGACTGGCCGCTTGAATTAGATTTAATACTTTCTGCGCTGCCGCGGTTGATGCTATGGCCGTCTTTAATGTAATAAAAGCCTTGTATATGGTCTGTAACGTCTGATATAGCTTTACAAATTTAGCCGTCGCAAATACCAATCCCATCGTGCCGCCCAATATCGCGATTGCGCGCTCTGTTCCGTCAATGTGTTTGATTGCATAATCTGCTAACTGTTCAATTTTAGGGAGTAATTTTTCTGCCAGAGGGACAAACAAGTCAAGCTGAACCGTACGCCCTATATTTTTAAATTTTGTCGCCACATCGTCATACTTTACTTCTTTTAACTTTTCCGCAGAGCCTTGTACCTTTTTGAACGTTTTGCCGGTACTCTTTAATGACTTAACCACCTTCAAGTTGGCGTCCTCTCCCATAGTTCCAAATGCTGTGGACGCCATCGTCAACGCTTTCTGTTCATTTTTACAGCCATTAATATCTTTTACGATCGAATCAATCACCTTTTTCATGGTGCCTTTTCCGTCTTTCCATGCTTTGAAAGATTTTTTTGTATCCTTGCTGAATATACCGATATTTTTTTCAATGCTTCCGTCTCCGAGCTTGTTCTTGACCTCGTTGATAGAATCATTTACTTTATCAAGGTTATAGGCGCCGTTCTTCGTGCCGTTTGCAAGTAACTGGAAGTATTCTTCGACAGTATACCCAGCTTGTTTAAAGTTGCCGCCGTACTCTGCCACGTTATCCCCTAATTCGTTCGTATAGTCCAATCCCTTTTGTGAACCCTTTGCAAACAAATCAAACGCTTTCGTTGAATCCGTACCAAAGTGCGTCATTAATCCATTTACGCCTCGGATGGTCTCCTGAAAATCCGAACCAAAGGTATCCTCTAGGGCTATTGCGTTCTCTGTCAGTTCTTTGACCTTTGACGGATCTGTCTCTTTTGTAACCTGTTTGACATATGCCATTTTGTCGCCGATGTCTTTTAATGATTCACCATAGCCATCTTTATACATTTCTTTCATTTTATCAGAAAATTTTTGTGTGACGGCATCGGTTTCCCCCGTAATGGCCTGAAACGAATTCGAAGCCGTCTGGGTTTCTTCTGTTATTCTTTTTAAGGCGTCTACTGCCTCCTGCGTCATCTTTTTAATACCCTCGGATATCAAATTACCGATTGCTACTTTTACCGAACTGAATCCATCTTCGCTTTTTTCTGCTGCCTGTTTTGTTTTTTCAAAACTTTCGTCCAAGTTATTCGTACTCGTACGCAACTGTTCCGCTTTGCTTTTGTTGTCTGCAAGTTCTCCGGAAAGTTTTTTGATGTCCTCTCGGAACGCATTGGCTTCTTTTGACGTTTCTCCGAACTCAAGGGCAGCATCTTTATATCCATCTTTCAGGCGGTCAAGTTCTTTTTCCTGATTCGAAATCTCCTCTTCTAAAGAAGCAAACGCTCCCTTGCTTTTTTGTTCTTTTTCCGTTGTCTCGTTTAATTTTTCCGTATATTTTTTTAAAGAGGCTGACGCTCTTCCGACTGCTGCCTCTTGATTTTTCATTTTGATATAAAGATCCTCTGCGGCTTTTGAATCTTTTCCCTGCGTTTCCGCAATCTGCTTGTACTGCTCTTCCAATGCCGACAGTTTAATCTTTTCCTGCTCCACAATTCCGGTCATCTGCTCAACTTTTTTCGCCAGTCCGTCCGTGGAATCGCTCCAGCTGTCCATCCCCGCCGTTGCGCTCTTAAACTCCGCATTGAGTGACCGGATGCGGCGGTTTGCTTCGGTGATATTCTTTTTTAACTCGGATATATCAATTCCAATTTTCGTTGTTACGTTTTCCTCTGCCATACTATCTTCCTTTCAAAAAAAGCTGCCGAGCATCGCCCGGCAGCCTCTAAAACCAGCTCGTCGCTTTCCGGCGATATACTTTTTGCTTTGGCTTTCCATCCTCTGTATAATTTCTCACGTTGTACTGGTGCAACCGGCGCATTAAGAGAAAGACTTCTTTCCCCGTGTAAGTCCTTAGCCGGATTGGGTCAAGTGCCCCAAACACCCGGCAAAGGCTTACGTCCATCTCAAACATAGATTCGTAGATTGTAACGTCGTCGCACCGCTCTAGTTTCCCTCTGTGTCTGCTCCAATGTTCAACATTTCATCCGCTGTGTAAAGCGTCACATCAATGATAAGGCTGATTACCTCTTCGAGCCTTGTACGCCGCAGCTCCTCCCGTGTCAAACCGTCGAACATCGTCAACAGTAAATCGTTAATGACCGGCATCGCCTGGACAACTGTCTTGCCGATGGCAATGGCGTTGTTCTTTTCGGCAATATCGCAGTTTACCACAGCAGCAATATCTTCAAGCGTGCCGTACATCACATGGATTTCTTCCGTTTCGTACGTCTTTTCGATTTCTTTTGGAGAATGTTCTTTGTAAATGTTTAACTTAAACATGCGCTACCTCCTTAGCCTGCCGGATTTTCCTCTGCGTTCTGGGTCTGTTCGCCGCTCGGTGTCGTTTTGATGATGTCATCAGGTGTCTGTACTTTGGAAAAGAATTCCTCCTCAGACATACCACAAGAGTCAGCCGGAACAACCGTTGCTTTTGCCGATTTGTTGTCGTTTGCAACGAATTTCTTCTGTGTGTTTACACCAGTGTAGGCAAGTTCCTGACCGTTTGCGTCTGTGCCATTATCTTTCGACTTGTGTGAATCGGATGGGTTTCCGAATCTGCCTTTTAAGCGCCATACATAGTATTCTCTGCCGTCTGTATCTTCTGTGATATAGCCCATAGCCATGTATGGCGGTGTTGCCGTTCCTTCAATCAGTGCACCGGTTTTCTCGTCGAATTTCTGCCCGGTGATTGCTGATGTATTTTTCAGTGATACCGCCGATACATTGACATTGACCGTATCTGCTCCGGTTGTGTTAATAACAATCGCTGCTTCGTTGTCATAGTAGTGAGTATCACTTGATGATTCGGTTTCCTTTGACAGTTCCGAAGTACCTGCAAGAGCAAACGGTGTATCATAAGTGAGCTCGTCTTTCGTGTCTTTTTTTAACGGTGCCACCACGAGGTTTCTGATACCACGATATTCTACGATTTTTTCATCACTCATTTTTTTGTTCCTCCTAATTTCTTTTTTTATAAATTACATGGATACCGCGCCCGGTATGTGTAGGCTCGTCGCTTGCGACTGAGTAGCCCGTTCCCGGCACGATAAAACCATTCTTAACAAGTTCCTGCTTGACCGTCACCGGCATTTTATATACCAGTGCAGCGTCCGTACTGTAAAAGTTGACATCATAGTCGTAAAGTTCACAATGCGCTTTGTTATCGTAAAAGCTGGAGTCGTCTCCCGGATTCTGCCAGTATGTAAAAAAATGTTCCGGATACTCTTCCCCTTGTGCAAGGGAACCCTGCAATATCACCGGATAATCATATTGCGATAATATTTCAATCAGTTTATCTTCCATTTTCAGCCTCCTAGCAGTTTTTTAATCCCTTTTTGGAACGTCTCCTCTTGTGCTTTTTTGATTCGTCCCTGCGCTTTCTTTCCGTACACATCAGCGTACAGCTTTGTGTCCTTTTTCATCCTCGGCGTGCCGTACATCAAAAAGATAGATGGTAATCCACCTTGTTTGATGTCAAATCCGACCGGGATAGTGGCTTTGGTGCCATCCCATTTCACGTCGGCTTTTGTGACGATGGACTCCTGCGTGCTTCCGGTTCGGTGGTGCTTCGTCATGTCCTGCACGATAGGCGGCGTCACCGCTTCGTGTGCCGCTTTCAGACAGCTCTCTGCAAGTTGTTCAACCTTTCCTCCTGCTTTCTCCCACTTTTCCGCTAAATCTTCCAACTGGGAGAAGTCAATCATGCCTTTCCTTGCCATCACGCGCCCCCCTTAACGGCTCTGACCTTTGCCACAAGGTACTGGTTTCGCATCGCGATGTTTTCCGGAGTACCTAATACCTCATATGTTGTCCCGTCAACCTCGAAACGGCTCGCCGGAGTAATGTCCGGACGATACCACGTTTCGATTGTCGCTGTATTTTCAACAACAACTTGTCCGTTTGATGTTTTTTCCGTACCCCCAAAGGTACGGAACGACACAAATACCCTTTCGCCCTCACCATACTGTTTTTGTTTCACTCCTTTTACCAGCGTTTCACCGATTGGATTTTGCAGCATAGCTGGGGTTGTGTATGGTAAATTCGGTTGCCACGCCATCTCGTCACCTCCTAGTAACTCAATTGAATCACTCTTTCTTTAAAGTAGGCCGACAGTTCGCCGCTGTACAAAAGGTCGTTGACACCTCTTGAAAGAACACCCATCACGGCAGACGACGAAAGATTTTCTTTCGGAACTCCGGCATCCGTCAGGTATTGTTTGATTTCTCTCAGATACCCAAGCAATCTCGCGTCCTGATAGTTGCCGGTAATTCCGAGCGAGTCTTTAACTTCTTTAAGCTGTTCGTCTTCCGTCATTTCTGCCATAATAGTCTCCTTTCGTCAATCATCCAGTCGGTTCTTCGCTTTTATCGGGTGTTGTGCTTGAGCTTGTTTTGCTCTTACCTTTTTTGATAAGGACAAATCCGTTCGCATCTGCAATCTTTCCGTCCACAATCATGATAACTTTGTTCTTGACTTCGTTTGTGTCGTGGTCAATCCACTTCACTACCTGCATTTCGAGGTTGGAATTAACAACGTAGTCTTTGAGGTCTCCAAAGATAGCAAATACATCTCCGACATTAGCGTCCTCGTAGTAAGGAAGCAATTCCTCTTCAACAGTCTCCACGTCTTTACCCATAAAGCGGTAGGTTTCCTCGCCATTAACTCCATAATTTGTACGTCCAACCGGCTGGCCGTTCTTATCCTCCATACCGTCGATTTTCTCGTCAAACGTCGACTGTGCCATGATGAAGCATCCTTTGCGATAGCTCTTTTTGATTTTTGCCTTCATTCTATGCCAGCCGTTCCACGTCATATCTTCCGGTGCCATGGTGACAACAGTTTTTACACGTGTATCCGTCAAGATTCCAAGCGGCTGTGTTGTGCCATCACCTTTGATGATTGCCTTCTCAAGAGCTTTCATGATTGCTTCTGTAGCAAGCGGCACAAAGAGCTTCTGAAACTCCTCGATTGTCACTACAGACGCCAACAAGGTCTGTGCAATCTTGCACTCGACACCGTAATAGCTGAATGTAACCTTTTCGTCCGCGCTCAACTTCTGGCTGTCTGATGCCTTTTCGCCGACCCATGCCGCCTCCGGCTTAATTGAGAGGATTGGGATGGCTACGCCGCCCTGAATATTGGTTTTGGTAACTTTGGCGTAAATGTTTCCATAGCTTTCCAACTTCTGGATAATCTCACGCACCAAAGTGGTCGGAATTACCGCCCCGGCATCTGCCGTTCCTGTGACTGCTGCCTCTCTTTTAATCGGCACACGTAACTCTGTAGGAATCGGTGTACTACGGCACACATATTCAAGAAACGCTTTTTTGTACTCGCTTCTTTCTGTTGGGTCGTCCGTTTCCAACTGAGATTCCGGACGTTTTGAACGGAACGCTCCAACGATACCCGCGTTTCTCATCTCTCCGGTCTGAATGTTGCTTCTCTGACCGTCTTCATTCTGGCCTGTGCCCTTTGGATTTCCTTCTCCTTCGTCTTTGTTGTTTCCTTCGCCTTCGGATTCCAAGTCCTTGATTTCCTCAGCGATGTCTTTTAAGTCATCCGCCGTTTCCGTCAAGCGTTCGTAAATGCTCCGTACTTCGGCTACATCTTTCGATTCCTCGGCGCGTTTCAGCAAGTCTTCTTTGCGCTCCATCAATTTCTGCTGACGTGCCTTCAGTTTTTCAAGTCTGCTCATTTTTAAAATGCTCCTTTCAGTTTTACTTTTTCTTTCCACAGTTCCAACTCGTCACTCTCCAGTGATTTTCCCCGGACACTCTCCAGTGCCCTCTGCGCACTTTCCAGTGCTTTTTTATCTCTAGCCATAATGGAAGTATCTTCATAGGCGGGAAAAGTCACCGCCGATACTTCCACAATGGTGGATATCTTTTCAATAAAGCGCTTTGGGTAGTCCGTGTCGAGGTCTTCCCAACGCTCTTCCTCAATCCAAAACATGAAACTCATGCCCGTAATGTCGCCACGTTCGATGGCGCTATAAAGTGCCCTTGCGTCGGCATTGTTTTCTGTGTCGAGGTAGGCTCGAATCTTAAGCCCCTCCTTGTCGACCGTAAGCTGCAGCGTCGAATTTTTGTTGTTGTTTCGACTTCTCGCCAGTGGGATTCTGTTCAGGTCGTGATTTGTTAAAAAACAAACGTCGTGCAGGTCTGTTTTGTCCAGTGCCCCCGGTACAATTTCCTCGCGGAAGATGCCGCCGATATCTGCCTCTTTGCCATACACAACCGGACGTCCTTCTATGTAGCTTCCTCGCTCGTCCTGCTCTGCCCGAACATCAAACATAAACGCCCGGCGTTCTGCCTTGTCACTCTTGCTCATTTTTTGTCCCTCCTTTTGCTTTTGCAAGCTGATAATCAATTGCTATGTCTGTGTCTATATAATTTAATGACTGTTTTCGTTTGCCCTCCAGTTCTTTCATTGGCTTAAGACCAAACGCTACCCTTTTCTCATTTTCGTAGAGTGTTCCGGTGTCTCCTAAATACTTCACCATTTCGACCTTTTGCTCTATGCTCATAAAAATGAGCTCATGCGTGAAAAATGCTATCTTCAAATTTCTCGCTCTCATGTTTTGTGTACAGAGTGCTTTTGTAAACGCCTCCTGATATCTGCCTACCAACTTCTCAATCGTCTTCTGGTAAAAAGCCTCATACTGCCCTTTGGTATAATCACCTGTCAGTATCGAAAGCGGAACACCGAACGTTCTCAGGATTTTCTCATCTATGAAGCGAATGGTGTCAGGGTCCACCAGTTTAATGTCGCGAGTGATTTTTGCGTAATCGCTTTTTGCATCCAAGTGTAAAATGCCGTTTTCCGCATTATTTAGTTTTCTTTCAAATTCTTTTATACTCTTTTCAGCTTTTTCTTCACTCATGAATGTTTGTGTTTTTACAACACCGTTTATTGCAAAACTACTTTTCACCGCTCCTGATATTCCCTGCATAATATCCTCGTTTAGCTGCAGCGTCTTTAAAAGTGCTCGTCTGTCCGGATTTCCCGATGCATCACCGCCCATGTAGTCGTTTGCAAAGTAGTTGATCCGAATGTGTATCACATCGCTGTATGCAAGTTGTGTTTTGTATCCGTTTTCAAACTCAAACTCCACAATCAAATCACCGGTCGGTGTTTCAAGAAAGGTTGTCATTAGAGGGTCAACCGGATAAATTGCACTATATCTTTTGTAACTGCTGCCGTCTGACCGCTTAACTATTTCATACACCGGAACCGCGAAAGCGTTTTGTCGTAAGTACAATCCATAGGTAAGTTTTTCGATAAACTCCGATTTCGTCATAATTGGATTCGGATTGTCCAAAAGGTTTTGGATTTGATAAACGTCGTTCTCCGGCGTCTGATAATCATTTCCAACGCCACGAATAAAACACGGTTCTAACTTCGACATCTCATTCGCGATACACTCTATCGCCTGCTGCACTACATCCGACACGTAGATGTCTCGCCCGAACTGGCTGAATATTGGAACCTGCCCGGTCATCACATCCGCATATTTTGTATTTTTAACTTTCGAGATTATCTTCCCCAGCCATCCCATCAGATTGCCTCCATTCTTTGACCATTCTTTTTAAGTCAGCGCGGTATCGCCTATATGTTTCGTACAAAATGACTGTTGTAACCGCTCCGTCTATTTTCTTGTTTCTTGCCGTTTTCACGACTAAACATTTTCCTTTATTGTCAACCGAAAGTCCGGCATTTCCAAAGCACCACCGGTCTACCGGGTTATTGTTATAGTTTATATTTCTTTTCTTCAAATCCGTCTCTACGAACTTGTTGGCCGTATCGAGTGTCATAGCATTCTGTAAAATCAATTCCAGCTCGCCGCCCTCTTTCGTCCAGCCATATTCTGACATCTGTCGGAGAAAGTCCTTCGCAAATTTCTGGTCGTAACCACAGCACATCAGACGGATTCCGTATTCTTTGTATAAACTCCAAAACCAATCTGCCACGACCGTCAAATCAATGTCACTGCCTTCCGTTACGGTGATGTATCCATCCCGCGCCCAGTCGGCGTATTTTGCGCCGGCTTGGCTGTCGTCATCGTCCTCTATTTTTCTTTCCGGAATGAAGTACATGGTGTGTATGTATTTTTTCCCATCGTCCTTCATCAAGAGAACTTTCGCACAACACAAATCCATTGTCTCGGCCAAGTCAACCGCTCCTAAACACGGAGCTCCGCGAAATTCTTCCAAATCGTAAGTCGCATCGAAGTTGTAATCTTCGAGATTGAGCCACATTTCTACCGAGTTTTGTTTGATGTTAAAATCTTTCGCTAGTACAAAAATACGGTCGCCCTTTGACTCTTTCGCAAGTTCTACCTGTTCCTCTAGGTACGATATTTTTTTGATTACCCCAAGCGTTGGGTTTGATTTTATCCACGACTTTGGATTCGTAAAAACCTCCCGCTCACTGTCTTGTGTGTATAGCCACGGAAGCAGTCTTTTTCCTACTTTTGTATCATCTTCACCACGAACTACCTTTCTAGCTTTTTCAAGTTCGTCATCCAAATAGCCCTCTTGCACAAAACCCTCGGTTGTTATGTCTACAAACTTTGGATTGTCTTTCAAAGACTGCGATTGCTCGATTGACTTGCCGATAACATTTGTTTTCATCTCGTGTGTCTCGTCGACTATTGCAAAGTCAATGTTGCGCCCCTCTTTGTTTTTGGTTCTGTCCGACAATTTGAAAACTTTCGAGTTGGTGCTTTTGTTTCGGATGAATCTTTGATTTTTCTTTGAATCGAGGTCGCGTGGGTCGATCAGCTGACGCATGGTATCTATTGCGTCATATGTGATAGATGCCTGATTGTCGTCGTTCGATGAGCATACAATATCGGCACCCTCGTTCCCGACAAACAACTCTGTCACCGCAATCGCCGAACACGTTTCGCTTTTGGTGTTCTTTCTGGCAATCAGCAGCAGAATTTTTTTGAAACGGTCAATCATCATTCCTCTCTCGAGTGACTCTTCTGACATTTTGAACGAGTACACGGCTTCTATAAAAGCCTTTTGCCACAGCATCAACACCATCGGCTGACCGTAAAAAGGTGATTTCGTCAGTTTTACACAATTTTCCATAAAATCCATCCGAAGCAGTGCAGCATCTGTATTGTAAAAGTATTCATCGTTTGAAAAATCTTCTTTCAGGTTGGTTAGTTCCTGACGGAGTTCCCATCCGGCTATGATTTTCCCGCTCTCAATTTCTTCCCGATACTTTAGCAAAAAAGAATCATCCGGTGTCCATATTTTCCTCTCCTTTATTAACAAATTTCTTGCCCCTTTCCGCTATCCATTTTCGCAGTGGTGACTCTTCATCGGTATTTGCATCATCCACGAAGTTCAGGAGCAGTTTTAGACAATTTGTATACTGCTGGAGCATTTCCTTATAGAGTTTTGCCGCCGGAAGTACTTTTTGTTTGCAGTTGTCAGTTGGGTGTACTTTGTAAAACGGGAGTTTTTTCAACTCCGTCAATTTTGACTCCAGAAAAAGTATTTCCTCAACAAGGTCGGCTGCTTCTGCTCTGCCCTTGCACAGTTCGGCAATCTCTTCTTTTCTCTCCATAGCAATTACTCCTTGGTATCGTCTTCCCCGACATCATCCGCGATTGTCGGCGAATCTCCCCAAATGGCAAATACCGCCTGTGTGACATCTTCCGGCTCGTTTTCCTGAATTTCCTTTCGTCCGGATAACGAATTAGCATACGCCCGGCGATGTGGGTCGCCAATCTGTACCATCTCGCCGTCAAGCGATACAAGCTGTGATGTCATGATGCTGACTCCGTCCGGCGTCAGCATATCTACCGTCTTCTTTTCTTTGACTTCCATATTCATCCTCCTTTTCTATACGTGATACCAGCCCCACAGCTCGACACCTCCCATACCTGACACATCATCCGCATCAAGTATTACCCCATCGGTTTTGGAGATTTGCGTCGGTCTTGCTATTTTTCTCTTCGTCGCGTCATAAATAAACAACTCGGATTTGTTACTCATCGACAGTGCTCCCGCCGTAGCAAATGGTAGGCCTTTGAGTTTGTTTGGTACTGTTCCTGTCATGTTTTGTATCGCGACGTAAATATATACTAGACTTTCTATCTTTTTGTATATTCCCTTTGCGCTGGCTATATTTGAATTACTGCTATTACTCAGTATCCCGGTAAAAGTGCCGGCTTCATAACTTGCTCCGCTTTCTCCGGCCGGTCCTTGGATGCCCTGTGGTCCTTGCGGACCAGTGTCTCCTTTTTCACCTTGGATTCCTTGTGGTCCTCGTGCTCCGGTGTCTCCTTTTTCGCCTTGGATTCCTTGTGGTCCTCGTGCTCCGGTGTCTCCTTTTTCGCCTTGGATTC